GTCGGTTGGTTCGCCATTTACCACCCTGATAGGCTCAAGATTGCCAGCGATAAACACCTGATTGGCAGGCTTTAAGTCGGGCAAATCTTGACGAGTTGCAAAAAGTTCCCATCTATGGTTTTCCTCAGCCCATCCGTCCATCATTGTCTTGTTGGCAACATTCGCCAGCAAGTTTGTAAAATCGTCGCTGGTATGCAATGCCAACGCAATTAGCTGGTGAGCAGATCGGCCAATTGTGTTATGCCCTCGGCTTTCAGCAAAAACGCGGGTGATCTCCATCATTCGCATTCCGGCATAAGGCCGGGCCGCGTCGCTCATGGCCTGCTCAGGCCTGATCTTGGCCCAGATCGCATCCTGTAATCCGGTCATCAGCGTATCTCCCGAGTCGCGGGTGACCTGGATGCGGGCAGGGTGGCCCGCCTTGCTGGCGACAGTTTCAAGCGGGCCGGCGTGGGCCCTCACAATTTCCAGGGCAACATCGGCAAACGACTTGCCGCTGTCAACCATGGCCTGCACCGCAGCGGGGGCAATATTGGCCTCGGCCGCGCAACGGCGAATTTCGATTTCGCGCTGTGCATTGGCAAGGGCCACGGAATCCACAACAGCGGTCGAGGTAACGGGGCTGACGGCGGCCTGCACTACTGCAGGGGCAACAGAGGCAGCTTCGGTAGAAGCGACCACGGGAGGCGCTTCAGTGACGGCGGCCGGTGCGCTCCCGGCCTGATCTTGCGTGGGCATGTGTTCAGCTCGGGAGTGTTCAGGGTGATCTCCTGATTCTATTCTAACCATTGACGCCAGGGCCTTAGACACCCACCCTGGAGGGTCTGGGAAGCGTCCCGCAGGCAACGGCGGGACGCTGGCCCGCACGTCTACCGGGTCGATCACTGCATCAATGAGACCAGCCGCCAGGGCCGCTTTAGCGGTGAACCAAGTACCACTCCCCTGGGCAGCGCCCATCCATTCCAGGATCTGTTCAACCGATTGGCCTGATGCCTTGGCATAGGTGGTGGAATAAACCTCAGAGTGAACGCGCAGCATGGCCGCCGCGGCATCCATCGAATCAGCGTCTCCAACCGATCCGCCCCAGCAGTTATGGATCATCAGCAAGGCGTTGTCTGGCATCAACCGGCGATCGCCCTTGGCTTTGCTGATAGCCATCGGGATAATCGAGCCTGCAGATGCTGCCAAGCCATCTATTACATAGGTTTTCTTGCCCTTGTAGGCCGCCAACACGTCATGGATTGCCATCCCTTCGACCGCCACACCGCCAGGCGAAAACAGGTGAATCTCCACATCACGCCCCCCTGCAGCGTCCAGTGCTCGGGCCACGTCATCAACCAACACGTCAACCCCCACTTCGCCATAGAGCCGCAACACTGGGGCGGTGGCGGCGGCTTTAACGGTTACTCCTGGGGCCATTGATGCTCAGATGCTGAGGGTAGTTTAAGTGGTCAGCGCCATCAGTCCGGCGGGTCGCTGCCGTCCTCGTCTGCGCCAGGGTCAGGCGCTGAGCTGGTAAATGCAGACTCTGCCGGGCGAGCCTGGGTTACGCCAGCATTGGAAACCAGCGCGGCATCTGTACTCAGGATCAGGCTGGCGTCCCTGGCTCTTTGCATGTCTCTGCTCAGCTCTTCAATTACGTCCTCTGGTACATAGCCAAATGATAGCTGTACTTCTGACAGGCTGATAAACCCAGCCCTTACCGCCAAAATCAGCGCTGGAATTTCCTTGGTTGGGTCGATCATCTCCCGACGCGGCGGAGTATGAGCCCAGCTCATTGGCCCTTTGAGCATGCCAACCATTCGGGCTAGCTCGTCATGCCACTCACACACCGGCGCCAGCATTCCGGGAATGGAAACCTTCCCTCGCAAGTAAGCAATCCGCCTACTAAACTCAAGCCATCCGCCCCTAAAGCTCGAATAATTAACGTTTGATAAATCACCCGTCATTGATTCATAGGTAATCTCGTAGGCTGCTGCTACAGCATGGGCGTACTCACGATGGGTGCTAACAAAATCACCGGAACTTGGCGGGGTGAATGCCTGAAAGCTTCTGCCTGGGGGCATATGCTCAACTGCGCCAGGCTCGATCGTGTCAAACTCCAGCCCATCTTTTTCGGGATCCGTGGACGCCTGCGTATCCGAGTCGTAAGTAACGCCAAAAAAGCAAGCTGAAATTTTATCCTTCAACTGCTGAGCCGCCCTGATGTCGCCCATATCCCGCAGGGTCAAAATCGCTGCCGTGCCAAACGGAAGCCCCATTCGCTGCCCCGCCCGCCTACAATCAAAATGTAAACTTATCTCTTCTTTTGGCACAAAGGTACTTTGCACCCTGACGCCAATACCTAGCGACGTTTCGCCAGGGTGGCTGTCTCTAATCCAGTAACCCATCAAACGTCCTGCGCTATCAAACTGCTGGCCAAATAATATGTCTTGAGAATTGTCTTTATTGAAATCTAACCAATCAGGCTCAAGCATTTGCACTTGCAAAGGCACTATTCCGTGACGCTCAAATAGTTCAGGATATATCCGCTTTCGCACTAGCACGGCGCCGCGCACCGCTGTAGTTCTGGCCCCAACGGATTGATTGCCGTACCAATCATGGGTGCCGTAAAAATCGCTATGCCGTGATTCTGCCCAGGTTTTCCAGCTTGATTTATATTTGTTAGTCGCACCTGTAGGAGTGCTCATAATCCCATCGCCAATCCAATTATTTATAATCACGCCAATCGCTCTGGAGGCATAGGCATCGTTATCGGCAAGATCCTGGTGCCGCTTTACCAGCCAGTAGTACGCCTGTCGTAAATCGCTGTTTGGGCCGCTGTTGTTTGTCCGCCATCCAGAGGTTCGCCGGGTGTCTTCTGCGGCCTCAAACCGGGCCATGGTGCGACGGGCGAATTCCCGGTCATCCCGGAGCCGCTTGCCCTTGCTTTTGCTCTTGCCCTTGCCCATCAGGTTGGCCGAGAGAAGCTGAAGTAGGTGCGGCGAACCCGGCGCGAGGCGGTCGGCGCCACCTCTGCGGCCATGGATTGTTCGATCCGGCGCATTTCGTCTAGGCTTCGATAGGTGATCTCCCGGCCGTCGCTGAATCGAGCTTTTAGGACGCCCTGATTGATCTTGCTGCGCAGCTCAGCAAGATCAGCGGCAACATCCTCAGAGGTATAGGCCATGGCCCCATCTTACCTCTTTAGCCAGCCTTTGCGATTCGCCGCGCCGCTTGTGTTGGAGCCTTTCAGCCAGCTCGATCGCTTGGGGTCTCGGGCTGGGGATACCGACGCCGCCCCTCCCCTTCCCGCCCCCGGCGCCTGGGTGCCCAGTGTGCGGGCGAGCTGGGCCCACATGGTTCCCTTGGCATAGCGACGGGACACCAGCAACATTGCGGCATAGGCCATCCTGGTGCAGTCGCCGCCCTCGTCGTTGCACCCTGGCGGCTTGATCCAGTGGTATTCGGTGCGGGCCCTGGTCTTCGGGACGTACTTCCAGGGAAACAGCTCCCGCAGGAACTCATCTGTAGAAACCTGCCCAAAATGCAGGTATCGAGGCCCCGGCTGCTCAACCCGCAACATCGCCTTCAGCATGTTCACACTGGCGTCATATCCAGTGGTGTAAAGCAATCCGCCGCGCCGGGTGACTGATTGATTCTTGCGGTTGACCTCCGTCGGCTTGCCCTTCTGGATGATTGGCAGCCCCTTGGTGCCCGATCCTTTCATGGCCACCCACCGATCAGGACGGGCCCGGCAGAAGTCCTCTACCTGCTTGCTGCACAGGCCGCCATGGTCAACCCCTCCCAGGTTGGCCTTCATGGTTCCCCCGTCCTGACGGGCCCAAGCCTTGGTGCTGATCACGTCCAGCTGCTCCCATACCTCCGGCTGCTGGGGGTCCCCCTCGATCTCGAAGTGGGCAATGTGCCACCCTTCCTCGCCGGTCCCCCAACCCCAGAGGGTGTAGACCAGCCGCTCACCCACGGTGCCACCGCCGCCCTGCACGTCCACACCATCGGTCAGCAGGAGCACCCCGGTCGGAATGTCCCACTCTTCGCCGTCCCATGGGTAGCCATTGCCAAAGCCTACATTTTTTCGCCGCTCGGCTAGGCCATCGCCGGTGAGTTTGCTGGTGATCTCATCGGCCCACGGCACCCCTAAATCTGTATTATGAAACGTTTGCATAGGCGCGACGTTCCCCATTTTCATTTGCTCCAGCGCCACCCGATGCCGGGCCACCAGCTCGGGCCACATGGCCGCCCGGTGGTAGCTCATGCCAGGACCTACCTGCTGTGATCGCCAGATCGGCACACCGTTGCGCAAGACCTGCTTGCTGCGATCCAGGCCCAGCGGGCAGGCCCAGCCAGCAGCCTTGTCCATTGAATACAGGTTGCTGTAGTCAATTGGGGTTTCGCAATGCTCGCAACGAATCCGCCCCTCATCAGGGCCCTCCTTTATGAAATTCTCCCAGCGCAGTTGCTGATAGTGATTACAGTGCGGGCATGGATAATATCTATATTGTTGATCACCTTTCTTAAAGGCTTGCTCCATGTAATCGTTAGGATATATCGGCGTGCCACCAATCGTAAAAAACGGGTTCCAGATGTTACCGGCTCGCTGGAACAGGTTTCCAATGGTGTCACCTTCGGGGCTGTCGTAGGTGGCCGGCTCTTCAAACAGGATTGGGCTTCGCTCCACCCGACGACCAGACCGGGGCGTTGCGGCGCTTACTAAGTGAATCAACGCACCATTAACAAGCTGCTTAAAATCGTAGCTATTTTTTAACGCTCCTTTTGTTTTTTTGTTGTTTAATTGTCCTTTTAATCTTGGGATTCCATGATTGTCGTCAAACATTGAATCTATATCTTCGGTGCTGTATTTCTGTACTTCAGAGTCTGTAGGCTGCACCAACATAATCTTAGATCGGCGCCAGTCGGAGAAAAACACAATCACCGCTTTTACATACTCCGACCAGCCAACCCGCGACGGCTTCTGGCAAACCATGCATTCAACCTCTGGATCAGTTGGCGCCAGGAACCAATCCTCTTGATATGGCCTGGTTCTCCACTTCTGCCGGCCATCAGTTGCGCTTGTAACATAATAATGAGTGTTGCTATATTCCAGCATCGTCATAAACGGTTTAGGCTTTACCATAGCGGCAAGCCGTTTGGCCATCTTTCGGATATTGCGATCAATCACTCTGGTAGCTCTTCAAACTCGTTGGAAGATACAGACTCAAAAATCTCGGATATGATTCTTTCGATTTCGCTTAGTTCGTGGTGGGTAAGGTGGGGAATCATCGCCTTAATTCGCTTATGGGCTGAGCTTGCTAGCGTGGTTAATTGGAGCAGAACGGCGTTATAGGCTATTTCCATATCTTCAATATAGGCTAGTTCTTTTGCTTTTTCCATTCGCTCCATTCGAGCAATCAAACGCTTTTCGCGTTCGTGCAACGCTCGCTCCTTGTTGAAATCCGCTTCTTCTGTGTCTGGATCGTCGTCCAGTCCGTCGATGGGATCGGGAGCACCTGGCGACGTTTTCGCGTTTGCCTTAGGCGACGGCCTGGGCTTTGCCGGCTGCTGATCTTGTTTGGCCGTGGGCGCCTGACCTTCCGGCGTGGCAGCTTTCGGGCTGAGCTTTTGGCCTTGGTTGGCATTGGTCCCACGCGGCGCCGGGTCGGTGGCCTGGGCCCACTGCTCATCAGCAAGAGCCGGGTCAATCTCCCAGCCTTTTCCTTGACGCTCAACCGCTGGGGGCTGCAGCCGACCCGCCTTAATCGCCCTGAGCACCGAGACATGGGTGGCCCCCCGGAGACCCAGGGCCTGGCGGTGATCGGCGTACTGCTGTAGGTTCACCCTGCTTGCGTCACCAGCATTGAATTTGTACCCATTGCCATATTGTAACCAGCTGCGTACAAAATAGGTTACAACCTTGTGATAGCAATCGATTGCACCAATTGCAGGTTGTCTATGGCAGAGGCTGTACCTTTATTGAGAAGCGTTATCAACAGAAAAACCGTGGTCCGAATAACCCTCAAAATCCCAAGCCCCGGAAGGACCCAACGCAGACCCCAGTCATGCCAAGGGTTTGCCTGCCGCGCCGAACCAGAAAATTTTTTAGGTCAACGCTTTGCGGCGCTTGACGCCTCTGAAACGTGTTCACCGTGATACAAAGCGGCTCGATCATCGAATGCGTGGGTTCCGTTGGGCATAGGCCAGCGCCTCAGTGAAGTGCCGAGCGATCTCGGCTTTGAACTGCTGTTCTGCGATCGATCGCACAGGAAATTGCACCTTGTACCTGGGCTGATCAACCAACCAGAACGCGGCACGCCGCCCGCGTTTGTAGCCAACGGTCTGGGGTCGGCCACGCTTGCCCGATCCAAACCCGGTGCCACCTTTGGGTCCCCTACCAGTGCGTTGCATGATCGCGCCGCCCTTGCGCCGATCTAGGTAGAGATCAACATCGCGCCGCTTTGCTGCAGTGCGGCCTCGTGAACCAGGGCCTGCGGGTGCGTTGCTGGTTACGCCAATGTCTCGATTGGCCCCAAGCCTAGAGAGCAATTGCTGATATTTGCCGCCAGTAATATTTCCCGCTGAATTGGTCTTGCCAATTCCATAACCACCAGGTGTCAGGAATTTGTTGTAATACTCAGGGAACTTACGTCGAATAGCCAGCTCAGACGATTTGGCCGATCGCGTGCCACCACGGGCTAGAACATCCATGTAGCGGCCAGAAGGCACCCCTATAGATGAATCACGCCCAGTTGGCGAGAATGACCCATCGCCATAGTTAAAGCCAACTACGGCGGTAGGGTTGGCTCTAGTGGAGTAGCGCACCAACAAACCGCGCTTAGTCCAATTGGTTGGCTGATGAACCGCGCCACTGTTAAGGCGGCTTTTCAGGTTGGCATGAATTGATTTGGCGGTTGACGATATTGCCCGTGAGGCAACAAACGGCATCTGGCCTGTGATTGTTGCAAGCCATGCGTCGGCTTTGCGCAGGTCTGAAGTGTCGATGCTGATATTGATATTCGGCATCTATCCCCCCGTCAACCCCATGGCCTGGAGATAGCGCGCCCACTGCTCCAGGGTGAGCACCACGCGCCATTTGCCGCCCTTGAATCGAATCAGGCTAGCGGCGTGGTCTACCTGAGCGTTAATGCGTTGCTGCTCTGCTGCTGTGGGCTTGACCCTGGCAGCGGCTGCGGTGTCGGCCCAGTTGGCGATTTGAACAACATGGCCTGGGACGCCGTCAAGGTCGCCGGTGTCGTCTGCTCTGCCTGCCCCCAACTTGCGGCGAACAGGAAGCCCTAGGGCTTCGGTGAGCAGAGCCGCGGCTTCCAGCTCCCCTCTGTCGCCTTTTTTTTTGATAGGGTTTGCCATTTCCCAACCCTACTTCAAATCCTGCCTTGCCGGTTCTACCACGCGCCGGTAGTGCAAACCATTGGCTGCCCAACCTTTAGCAATTGATGCAGAAATACCGGACTTACTAACGTATGCAGCAACAGATGCCTCTTTTATTGATTTATAGCGTTGGCCTGTTTCAATACACTCGACCTCAACAGTATGCTTCAATCGCGGCAGATTCATGGCTACAATCTTGGAAGCGTGTATTTCCGAGTCAAATAGCTGAGTAAGCTCTGAATAACCAATACCGCCAAACTGCTTGGGATGTTTTTTAGCAAATGCCCTCAACTCTTTGCGAGATATACACCAATGATTATTTTTTGACTTATAGCGATAAACTGCTTTTAACTTTCCTGACAGAATCCAGTTAAGTATTTTTTTATTGTTATATCCCGTAAGAACTGTAATGGCAGATGTTGTAATAAATTCCCCTTGAGGCTTGATTGACAGACCCATGGCCTCTGCTTGCCGGCTCAGGGCCTTGGGAGTTCGAGGGGGCTGGGATTGGTTGAACTGCTCAACAACCATGTGCCACGGGATCTCACCGGCAAGGTCCGCCAGAAGTTCGAGTTCTTCCGGCGTCCATCGCCTCCACTCACGTTTGGGTGCTGGCTGGGTCATGGCTTGTGGCTGCGTGGTGGTTTTGGCAGTTGTGAGTTTTCGCGTTTGGCGACTAGATGGTCTGCCGTGG